AGCCAACGAGATCGCCGACGCCATTCTCAAACGCGACATCGACCAGGTGGAGGCCACGGCAGCGGTCCATTCGCTGACCACCGCCATCCTGAAGGCGGTCAGCCGCATCCGTGATAATGCCGGGACGCTCCAGGTATTCCGCACGGACGGGATCACGGTCCACATGAGCCAGACGGTGACCACCGACGCGGCCCTGGACCCGGTGGATGAGTTGGCGGCAGGTGTCTAATGGCAAACAAGCGCGGCCGGGGCAGGTCGGAGTTCGGGCAGATGTTCTCTCCCTATATGGTTTCGGGGAGTTTTACGCCCGTCTCAGCCGGACAGCCGTTCATGCACAGGCTGTTCGGCGTCCCCACCGCGGTGGGATTCCGCGGACGGTGGAATCTGCTGGCGCCGTTCCTGCTGGCGGCCGGAGAACTAATCCGAGTACTCTCGGACCTAATCCAGCGGCTGGCGGATTGGAGGTCCTGACTTGTGGCGGCAAAAAGGTTGCGCACGATCACCAGCTTCGGCCAGGCGTTCGGCGGGTTGTCGGGCGGCCAGACGGCGGCAACGACGGTCGCCGACCGGCTTGACCTGGTGGGCTACATCGACCAGGCGCGCAGTTGGACGGCCTATATCGAGCAGTCCAAAGGCTTCAACGGGCGCATCGACCAGGGCCGGCCGGTGGAGGTGGAACGATAATGGCGGCAAATGAAATCCATGTAGGCGACATCGGCACCATCTTCGAGATCACGTTCAAGGACTGGGATGTGGTAGTTAATATATCTGCCGCCACAACGAAGACGCTCTATTTTAAAAAGCCGGATGGGTCGAAGCTGGCCAAGGCCGGGGCGTTTACCACCGACGGCACGGACGGCAAGCTCCGCTATACCGCCGTCTCGGGCGATCTGAGCCTGTCCGGGACCTGGAAGGTACAGGGCTACGTCATCACGCCATCTGGCACGTGGTACACGGATATCTCGACGTTTACAGTCTACGCGAACTTGTAGGAGGCAGAATGGCGACAGTACACGACATCGTAAACGCAATCTATAATGGCGAGTTGCTGACCCTGGAGGCCAGCGCGGCGCATATCGCCACTGCCGGCACGAACGGGACTGCGGTAGTAGTCGACGGTCACCGTAAGCGATTTATCGTGCTCTTGGAATTCACGAATAAGGCAGCCGATTCCAATGATACCTGCGATGTGTACGTGGATGTGCTCATCGGCTCGACCTGGATCAACGCCGTCCACTTCACGCAGGTCCTGGGAAATGCGGCGGACGCATCCAAGGAATTTGCCATTCTAGATCCGGCCAGCCCGGGAACGAGCGTAATCAGCGTCACCAGCGATGCCGCCTCGGGAGCGGTGCGACCGGCGGCATTCGGCTCTCAAATGCGGGCGCGGTGGGTCATCGTGGATCCAACGGGCGCCAATGCAACATTTTCGTTCAGCGTGACGGCGTACGCGCTGTAATCGACAGCGTGAAAGGACAGCATGCCTGACCGAACCTATTGCACCATCGCCGAATTAGTCGCCGACCTGCGCCAGCCTGCCGGGCCCGAGCCGGACGAAGCCACGCTCATGCGCGCCATCCGCCACGCCTCCGACTTCATCGACCGGCGCCTGGGCCAATTCATACCCGAGACGGCCACGCGCTGGTTCGACGGCAACGGAGAGCGGGATCTATTCATCGATCCGTGCCTGGCCGTGACGGCGGTGACCGACGATGGCGACGCGATCACCGCGACCCAATACCGCCTTTACCCGCTCAACCGGCACTGGGCGAGCGGCCCCTATACCCGCCTGGGCATCGATGAAGATGCCACCGAGTTGGGCTACTGGACGCACCAGCGCCGGGCAGTCTCGGTCGCTGGCAGGTGGGGCAAGTACGAGGAGTCCATCGCCACCGGCGCCACCACCACCCAGGCGGATGGGGCCACAACCAGCCTGCTGGCATCTTCTGGGGCCAACATCAGCCCGGGCGCGGTGCTCCTGGTCGAAAGTGAACAGGAGCTGGTCGAGGCCACCGGAGCGGCCACCGACTCGACCGCCAATTGCGAGGAGATTACGGCTTCGGACGACAATTTCATTTGCTCGGACGGGGCGCTGGTCAATGTGGGCGAGGTCCTGAAAGTCGAGTTCGAGCAGATGAAGCTCCTGGACAAGGCCGGGAACCGGCTGTACGTGGCCCGGCAGTGGAACGGCACGAAGCGGGCGGCGCACTCGACCGGGCTGGACATCTACGTATACCGGACCTTCACGGTCAAGCGCGGCGTGAACGGCACGACGGCGGCCAGCCATTCGGCCAAGGCCATCTCTCGTTATATCCCGCCCTACGACGTAGGCAGCCTGTGCATCATGTTGGCGGCCCTCCAGCGCAAGATGGCCGACACGAATTACGCCGGGCGGGCCGGGAACGCGGAACTGGGCGAAGCGTTCTACTACAAGATGTTCCCGAAGGAGATCGACGAGATCCGGCGGAATTACAGGATCACCAGCCTATGACGCCTGACTGGTTGTTTACCAAGCGCGTCGATAAAACCACCGGGCAGCTTCCCAACCGGCTGCGGTTGTCGCTGACGCGCGGCCAGGGCTGGACGCTGGTCAAGGAGTTGCTCATCCAGTTGGAGAGCAACCCGCCGTGCGTGGAAGTGAAGTTGTACGGGCTACTCATCCCCGATCCGGAGAGGGAAGGCTGCGTATGATCGGCTATGAGATCGAGATCAGGGGTCTGGAAGAACAGGTCGCCAAATTAGGCCGCTTCGACGAGATCTCCGATAGGCGGCTCTCGACCGCCATGTCGAAATTGGTCATCGGCATCGAGTCGGAAGCGCGGCAGCACTGGCCGGTGGGCGTGACTGGGCGCTCGAGGAATTCCATCGCCAGCCAGGTAGTCCGGGAGGGGCCAGGCTCCATCGTGGGTAAAGTCGGGTCGACGCTTGTGGGCGAGGTCTACCCGGCAGTGGTCGAGTTTGGGCGGAAGCCGGGCAAGGCGCCGCCGCCCGGCGCGCTCGATCGGTGGGTGCATATCGTGCTGGGCATATCGAACGACGAAGCCCCTGGCGTAGCCTACCTGGTGGGGCGGGCGATAGCCCGCAGGGGCATCAAAGGCCGCTTCGTCTTCAAAAAGGCCTGGGCGAAGATGAAGCCGGTGGTGGAGCGGAACTTTGCCGTGGCGCTGGACGAGATCACAGAAGACCTGAGCCTGGGGAACGGGTAGGTGTGCTATCGCAGTAGAAGACTGGATCGACGAGATCACGAAGCTGTGGGAGTTCGACAACGGCGCGGGCGGCACGGTGTACTCCTACCGCGTCTTCGAGAAGCCCGAATTCCCCGAGACCCTGACCCAGTACCCGTGCGCCATCACCTACACGCTGGGGGTAAAGTCGGACTATTCCGTAGGCGGGCCGTGCGTAGACCATTGGGAGGGCGTAACCGAGTTCCACTTGACGCCCAACGTGGTCAAGTCACATTTCCCCTACATCATGCTTTTCTTCCGGCGCATCCGCGACGCGGCGGCGGGGTCGCTCACCCTGGGCGGGAGGGTGGCGCACTTCCTGCTCGACCCCGACCGCCAGCCCAACATCCAGGGACCGGTGGCGCTCGTGTACGGAAGCGAAGACCCTCACCACGCGCTGGTGGTGTACTGGGTGGTGAAAGAGAGTGTATCGGGCGACTTTGTGGTGAGCGCGTAACACGAAAGGCACGAAATGAAACAATCAAAAGAAGAAATTATCTTCGCGTACGTTGGGGATGGCCTGGGCGTGCCGGGGCTGCCGGGCCGGGTGACGATGCGGGAGGCCGAGGCGCTGGGCGTCGCGGATATCCTGAAAGCAGCCCTGGAGAATGGGAATTTCATCGACGCGGCCAAGGTCTTGGAGAAAACTCCAGATAAACCGCAGCAGGAGGCATAAGCATGGCAGCAGAACGAGCCTTATCGAAAATTCAATATGGCAAGGAAACTATCTCCACCCACGGTACGGCGGTCGCGGCTACCAAGATGATCGCGATGGGGGCCATCCCTATCAAGCCGGACAGGAAGCCGGTCTACCCGCCGGTCAACCTGGGCGTGCGGGCCAGGACCGCCTACGAGGTTATCTACAACTACCTGGTGAGCAATACACTCTCGATCCCCTATGGGTATTTTCAGATCCTGCCGATGATCTTCTCGTGCGGGCTGAAGGGCAATGTGACCGCGTCGGAAGTGACCCCCAGCCAGGCCGATTACCTGTGGGCCCACACGCCTTTGCTCACCGGCGACAACACGCCCGACTCCGTCACGCTGGAATATGGCGACGATACCCAGGCTTTCGAGGCCGAGTACGTCATGTTCGAGAAGATCAAGATCTCCGGCCAGGTGGCCCAGGAGGCGGGTGAGTCTCCGGTCGCCATCGAAGCGGATTTCTTCGGGAGGCAGCACACGGCCACCACGTTCACCGGGGCGCTCTCGATTCCCGTCTGCGAACCGATGAATGCGAAGCTCGCCCGCTTCTACCTGGACACCGCCTGGTCGGGCATCGGCGGCACGGAGAAGGCCAATATCCTGCGCGGCTTCGACATCGAGATCTTGACCGGCCTGCACCCGAAATTCACCGGGTCCGGAAACCCGTATTTCAGCGTACATGGGCAGTCATTCATCGACGTGATGGCGGCGTTCACGCTGGAAGGCTCCTCCGTCGCCGATGCCATTTGGGACGCGATGAACGCGAAGACGTTCCAGGCGGTGCGGCTGGCGATCAATGGCGCGCAGATCGGCTCCGGCACCACCCACAACCTGACCCTCGATATCGGCGGAACGTGGGAGGAGGTCATCCCGCTGGCCTCGGAAGACCGCGGCAACAATATCCATACCGCCATGCTGCACGCCCGCTACGATGGGACCGGGGCGAAGGAGCTGCAGGCCAACATCACGACCAGCATCAATGCGATGTAGGAGGGATGAGAACGATGAAAATCGACATCCCGAAGATCATCGAGGGGTTGCGCCTGGGCGACTATGCTCCCGAGTTTGGCGAGGCGGTGCTCTGCGTGTGGGTCAACCCGCCGCGCAGGCTGCGCGAGGCCTACACACAGGCCGTCGAGGAGTCGGTCGACGCGCTGCGGCAGGCTCAGGAGTTGTCCCGCGAGGCGCTCGAGGATGAGATATTGGCCTCTCTCCAGCAGCGGGTACGGGCCAGCGAGCAGAAGCAGCGGGAGTGGTTTGCCGAGATCTGGAGCCAGGGGCCGGAGGGGACCGGTTGGACCTTGGAGGAGATCGACGAGCTCGCCGCGAGCGACTCCGACCCGGCGCTCCTGCCGTGGCTCATCGGGCGGACGGTGGCCATGATCGGGGAGCACCGGAGCGCATCAAAAAAAGCCTCGACGCCGCGCTCGGCGCGCTCGCCGAGCGCGGCATGACCACCCACCCCACGCTGGCACGGATACTCCGCGCCCAGAAAATAAACCGGCTGTCGGGCGGCGCGCTGGTGGCCCCCTGGGAGGTGGACGAGCTGTCCGATGAATGGCTGGACGCCTACGCCGCCTTGGACAGAGACCTGCCCGCCCGGCAGGAGGCGCAGGCGAAAGTAGCGGCCGCGTTCGCCCGCTTCCGGGCGGCGCACCCGACGTATAGGAAACATTGATTATGGCTCAATCGGTACTCGATCTCATCCTGCGCACAAAAAAGCAGGGCACGGCGCCCAAAGAAGCCAAAGAGGAGCTGGACGACCTGAATACGTCGGCCAAGAGCGGGGAAGACTCGTTCACCGAATTCAACTCGGCGCTCTCGATTGCTTCCAAGGGCCTGGAGTTTGCCAAGGCGGCCTTCGCTGAGACCGGCGCCAAGTTCGTGGAATACGCCGCCAATGTGCGCCGCGTGGCGCAGTCCACCGGCCTGGCGGCGGAGGAGTCGTCGCGGCTGATCCAGGTAGCCGATGATGTAGGCGTTTCGGTGGAGACGCTAACATCCACGCTCGAGCTGGCTACCAAGAAGGGGTTCCAGCCGTCGATAGAGAACCTGGCGGACCTCGCCGATAGGCTGCAAGGCATCTCTGACCCCACCGAGCGGGCGGCGATCTTATCCGATCTCTTCGGCAGGAATTGGGCGGCAATTGTGCCGATCCTGAAAGATGGCGGGGCTGCGCTCCGAGAGAATGCCGAGGCGGTCTCCGGAATGCTTATCCTGGATGATGCCGCCATCAAAAAGGCCAGGGAATTCGAGATCGCCGCCGATAACCTGGGCGACGCCTGGGATGGCTTCTCGATGGTCATCGGTCAGGCGGTGGTGCCGGAGTTGGCGGAACTCCTGAATCAATTGACCACCGTCCTGACTGCGGCGGAGAAGCTCGAGACCATGATGGCGGGCGCCTCCGACCAGGTGCTGGAGACGGCCAAGAGCTACGACGAATACACCGGGCGACTCCGGGCGGCGGCCGAGGCGGCCGGCTTTTCGGTGGATGAGAATGGGCGGCTGATCGAAACATACTACGTCCACGGACGCGCCATCGAAGCCGTGATTAACGAGCATTACATGCTTTCCGGGGCGCAGTATGAGACGCAGCAGTCGGCTAATGCCCTGAACGCTGAAATCCAGGCCGGCATCGACGCCCAGGCCGTCGCCGCCGAGCAGATGGCGGTATTCGGGCTCAGCCTGGACGAGCTCGAGGCGCAGTACCAGGAGACCAAGAACGCCACCGACCAGCAGGCCCTGGCCCAATCGCTCGCCAACCAGGAGGCGCAGGACGCGCAGAACGCCTTCAACCTCCAGGCCGAGGCGGCTAAGAACCTGGCGGGCGCCACCGAGACCCTGAAGGACGCCCAGGCCAACTGGAGCCAGAGCGTGGGCACGGACTTAGCCAGCCAGCTCGAGCAGGCCATCGGCGACACGGGCAAGTTCGAGGAGGCGCTCAGGGTCATCGACGAGGTGATGGGCACCAACACGGAGACGACCGACAAGCAGCAGGACGCGATGGAGAAGCTGGTCGCGGAGTACAAGAAAGACGGCGAACTGGAGAAATTCCGGGAGGGCGTGAACAAGCTCAAGGATGATTTCCTGCCGCTCAACGACCAGGTCAAGAAGGCGCAAGAGAACGTGGATACGCTCACCAAGCGCCTGGACGCGTTGAACGGGAAGCGCGTCAAAGCCTACGTGGATATCGTCATCACGGAGACGGCTGGCGGAGGCGGCGAAGCCCCTCCGAAGCCGCCTCCCGGCCGGGGCGCGCCCCCCAAGCGCCAGCACGGCGGCGGGGTAGAACCGGAGTGGTTGTATCAGGTGGGCGAAGGCGGCGCCGAATATCTGATGACCAACACGCCCGGTTGGGTGTTCACCCAGGCGCAGGCCGAGCGGGCGTTGGCGATGACGTTCCAGAACTCGACGTTCAACTTTTCACCCCAGGCCGGCCAGACCGGGCGCCAGGCGTTCGAGGAATTCGAGCGGTTCATGGCCGAAAAGGGGCGCATGGCAGCCCGCAACGGGACCGGAATTGCAGGAAGATAGATGATCGTACTCAAACTCACTCGCGGTCCGGCCACGCTGGACCTCAACGACATCGACAATTACATGCCTGGCGAGGATCTGAAACCGCCGCCGGCGGCCCTGGCCCCCGCGGCCCTGGCGGGAAGCGACCCCTGGCGCGGGGCGAGTGTGGACGCGCACGACCCGGCCGGGCTGCGAGAATGGGGGTTTGGCCTGCACGTGCAGGGCGGATCTGAGGCCGAGGTCAAGTACAACATCGCCCTGGTGGACTGGTTCCTGCGCTCCGGGACCCGCCGGGAGCCGGTCATCGTCGTGATGTCGGGCAACGACGATGTGCCCGTCGAACCGCTATGGGGGGAATACGGCGCGTATTTGCGCTATAGGATTATCACCGGCTCAGCCATCCCTGCCGAATACGCGGTAGGCGGCATCCGCAATGAGGCGTTGCCCGATTGCCGGATAAACCTGGGCGTGGCGCCGGTGGCGGAGGCCAGGGAGATGCTCGCTGGGAGGGGCGCAGGCGGACTCGTCGAAGATACCAAGGAGGCGGTGGACAGGCGCTCCCGGGGACTTATCATCCCCGAGGGCACGACCAACATCGTTACAAATCCATCGCTCGAGACCAATACCACCGGCTACCTCGCGCACCTGACCGGCGTGATCGCCAGGAGCAGCAGTTACGCCCTGTTCGGGATTTGGTCGCTCCAAGTGCGGTGCATCGCGTCTGGCGACGGGGTCAGTTGGGCCCTAGCCGGGCTCAGCGCCGGGTCCACCTATACATTCTCAGTCTACGTCTCCGCGCCGGCGGGGACGAACAATGTGCAAATCATCTATTACAATGGCGCGACTAACAGCATCGCCCAAGGGAGTGGCGCGGGCTATGGGACCTGGGTGCGTCTGTCGGTAACGGCCACGCAGGTGGGGACCACCGGCGCTCTGTACATCGAGGGCTTGGCGGCGGGCCTGACAGTTTATGCGGACGGCTGGCAGTTCGAAAATTGGGGCCACGCCACGCCGTATGGGGATGGGGGCTTCCTCGGCTGGTCGTGGTCCGGAACGGCCCACGCGTCCACCAGCACGCGCACAGAAGGCTATTGGCGCCTGCCAGCCGGGGCGGATGTCTTCCGGGTCGACGAGGGTAGCATGCTGATCGTCTGGACCCCGGATCGCCCTTCGACTGACGCGGATGGGGACCTGTGCCTGATGTCCACTACCGGGGCCACGCTGCGACTCTTTTGGCTCGGCGGGTCCAATCAGTGGCAGGTCTTTGACGGTACGAACGTAGTGGCCAGCTCAACCACGTCCTGGCCGGCTAGCACCCCCATCGTCCTGCACCTGGTCTGGGGGGCGGGGAACCTCAAGCTGTATGTCAACGGGGTCTTGACCTGCAATGGCTCAGTGTATACCCCAGCGGCCGCCCCGGCCCATATTTACCTAGGCAGCGATGCCAGCGTCAATGTCCATTCCAATGGCACATTCGGTGGCCTGGTCATCTACTCCCTGGCGCTCGTACAGGCGCAGGTCACCGCGCAATATAACAATGTTCTAGCCTGGGTGGCCGCCCGGCGGAGACTGTCGGCCATTCCCTATTTTTGGAATGTGGATGGGGACGGCATCCTTGACAACTGCGACGACTCCACCCGGGATAACTGGGGCGTCATCGGCGGAGTACCAGGCACGCTGCCGGCACGCACGCGCTGGCAATTATCCCCATCGACCAGCCTGGAAGATGCCTATTGGCTGATGTCCACAAATTTCGGCTATGAAGAATTCATCCAGCCCACGTCGCAGTGGTATGGTGAATACCAGGGCACGGCAGACCCCGGCGTCACGAGCGGCGGTGAATATTTCGGTCAGGTTCTGAACGTCGCCAGGTACATGAACGCCCCGATGAGCAAGTTCTGGATCACCGAGGGGAGCTGTCACGTTTTCATACGGCTCGGGTCGAGCGCCTCCGCCACGGTAACATTGACGCCGTTCGTGTCGGCCGGGAACGGTACCGGGGAGTTGATGTTTGGAGAAGACAAGGCCATCTCGGTGGATACGAGCTATAGGTGGTACTACGCCGGCTCGATTGCCTTTAGGCATCCCGATTCCCTGGTCGAGCGTGAGAGGGCGTCTATCGCGGGCGTGAAATTGCTCTCCGCTTCTGCCGTAACCGGGAAGATGGATTTTATCATGGTTATCGATGGGCCGGTTCTGCGCATTCTGAATAGCGCCAACCATGGCTGGGACAATATTCGTATCGTCGGGACCGAGGCCATCGCCATGCTCGGGAACACAGAATACGATCAGCTCAACGTACGCGGCATCGCCGTAGATATGCATCCGGAGAGATACAACATGATATGGACGGTCACCGGCGATGCCGGGGACGCCCACGATATCACAAATACGATGGTCGTGACGCTCTACGTGACTCCGAGGTACGCTTTGCTATGAGAATTAACAACGCTCTGCGGCTAGAGGCCTATTCAAGCGGCACGAACCGCATCAAGCTGCAAGCGGGCGAGCTGGACAATGTCTCCGGCATCCGCATCGAGAAGCTGTACCCGGGCGGGCTCTATGGCCCGGCCCGCTTCGACGCCCAGCACAAGGCCACCGACTGGTGGGCGCTGTCGGGCAATACGCGAATCGTAGCTGTCAACGGCCAGGATGTGGCCTACGAGGGCTACGTGGACGACTGGCAGGGCTCACGCGGTGGGGGCGGGAGCGCTACCCAGGTTGTCCTCACCGGCGGATGGGGCCACAAGCTCATGCGCAGGCGCGTCCGGCGGCTATGGGCGGATCAGCGCATCTCGGCCGACGTGTGGTACGATGCCTCCGAGGCGCTGGGGGTGATTTCTTCGGGCGAAAAAAACATGGTCAACGTCAACCGGGAGACGGGATTGCGCTTGCTGCCGCAATCGTCGAACGATTGGTCCAACAGCGAGTATTTCGCCCTCCGATACGACGCCCCGGTGGGCGGACAGATCGCCAAGGTCGTGTTCACTTGGAAATTTTCGGAGGGTGCGCAGCAGTGGGCGGCGTCATTATACGACGTAACCAACATTTCGACCCTTTGGAGCCAGGCGACGACCGACACGACCGGTACGGTGCAGACCGTCACGCTCTCACCCGTGTCCCAGGCGATAGAGATCCGCTTCACCAGTAACGCCGCGCAGACGGCGCCCAACGACCAGTCGATCTTCCTCTATGTCTACAGCCTGACCGTGTACGCCACGACGACGGCGATCACGCCGTCGAACCTGGTCAAGGATTTGCGCGCGTATCTCTCCGAGCTGAACTCGGATGAGACACTGATTTCTACCAACTCGCTGGACATCGCGCCGTTCATCGCCGACAAGTGGGAGAAGGTCGCCAACGAGCTGGTCGCCATCGCCAGATTTGGCGACTCCAGCTTCAACCCGTGGGCGGCCTATCTCAGGGAGTCGGAGGCAGCCGCCGCGGCCAACGGCGAGCCACTCCTGGCCTTCGAGAAGCAGCCGGCCTTGACCGACCATACCTACATCGTGTGCCAGGATGAGCTGGTCTCGCCCATCGTGGTGCGCAAGGACTACTCCAAGATCGAGAACTGGCTGATCGTAGAGTATACGGACTACAATAACCGGCGGCGTTATATGACGCCGGACGACGACGCCAATCTCAAGGACGATACCTCCATCACCAACTATGGCCGGCGCGAGCCAGCCCAGCCGCTCCGCTACGCCAACGTCAGCCAGGCGATGGCGGTCAACCTGGCCCGGCGCCACCTGGCGCAGTGGAAAGACCCGCAATACCTGCTGAGTGAGCCGCTGGCGCTCAGGGAATACGTGCGCGGCAAGGGCGGGGTCATCCACCCGGCCTCGCTCGTGCGGCCCGGGCGGAATGTGCTTCTGGAAGATTATCTGGATGACTTGGCGTCGAACGGCGTGCGGCTGCGGCTGTCGAAGACGGTCTACGACCATGACAGCCGCACGGTGCAGCTCTATTCCGGCCCGCTCGACGACCTGGCTACCACAATCGCTCAGCTCGAACTGCCCGACAAGCCGGGGGATTATGTGCTGTTAAAGTGAAGGCCCCGGGCGGGGATGCCGGGGCTTATGGACAGCTTTACCGATGCAAAGCGCCAGCGTAATTTCGGCTTGCCGAAATTCAGGAACTGGCGCAATGCTGCGAACGATACCGCTAAATCAGCAACCCTCGGCTCCATACCAGGCGGGCCTTGCACCCCTTGCGCCGGGCACCGACTCCCGGTGAACAGCCTCTCACGGTTGGCATAGCGTCGATTGTGCTGTGTGTTCGCATGGAGATATTGTAGCACATACGCGGGTTTTGTACAGGTTTAGTGAGGGAAATATAAAGCCCCGGCCTGATGCTCGCTTGCAACTGCGGGCACGGATAGCGAACCGCCCAACCGGTGAAGTTGGGCGGCCGTTCATCCTTGGGGGGGGTAGGTTGATTATATCACGATTTATTTGCGTGCCACATAGAGCGGGAATTCGGGATCGCCATGCCTGACGCGCACCTGTCCTACGCGGATGGCGGACGCGGGTATAGGAGTATCCAGCCGGTCGACAATCACCCGAAAACCTTCGGGAAGCAAAGCCTGGATAGCATCCTTCACCTCGAAAACCGACTTCATGTAGGCGTTGGTATACCCGGCCTGTAGTGCGGCCTGCGCCAATTCTGCATCGGGGCATTCGCCCTCGATCTCGACCTGACCGGTCGTGTGTCTGATCCATGTTTTAGGCATTTTGTCGTCTCCTTTTTGGTTGTCAATCATCTGATTTATGGTGGGTTGGATTCCGCCCTGCTCTTTCAGCCACGCCCGGCGTTCCTCGCCCAGGTAGAGCGATGTGTCCGGGGCGGTGCCGGGGGTACGTCGCAAGACATTGAATGCTGCCTCGTGGGAGTCCATGCCGCCATCGACCAGGGCCAGGAATTTGGCAGCGACTTTGCGGCTCTTGAACGGCCAGTAGCAATCTGAGAGAGTACTCTCTCCGTTGACTGCATCCGGGCCGCTCAGGTCCACGATCCAGCCGGTACGGGCTGCGTCGATTTCGCGGGCTGGGAAAATGCGTTTGTCCATGTGGCTCCTTTTGCCGGCCTATGGCCCGACCGGCGGGGGTTTGGCTATACAGGCAACGGACTTCAATCGGCGAGACCGCGGTCAGGTATGCCAGACTGTTGATATAACCGCCATCCCATACCCACACGCACCACATGGAGCCGGGGCTTGAGCCTGATACTCTGCTTGTACAGTCTTACCACAATTGCCACAATGTAACCCGGCATTGGTGATGGTAACTTTTCTCTCGTCCATTTTCGTTTCTCCTTTTTTCCTGTCTCTCAATCTATAACCATTATACACTATATAGCGCAACTGGTAATAACCAATCTGTAAGCTATGCGCAATATAGCGAAACTCTCATATTGCATTTCGATGGATATAGAAATAAAAACAGCCCCCAGGATGGCCTGTGACAAACCTGGTTTTCCAGGTCGCGTACAAAAAACGGCCTTTTGGGGGGTTTGCCAGCACCATATATAGGGGGCATACGCTATATAGCGCAATATAACCTGCAGGTGGGGGTAAAAACAGCGCAATATAGCGTAATGCACAGGTCTATTGTGATACCTGTATTTCTGTAGCGCCCGTCCTGGGCCTTCCTGGTGAACGTTTTCAACCCGTGGATATGGGGGTATATCGTGCTATATAGCGTTATTATCTACCGGTGGGGGAGGAAGCCCCACCTTCACCGCCTCTTTCCGGCTGTATCCATTCCTGTGCTTGCGCTGGTGCGCCGCCCAGCGGAAGCGATCGGGGAGCGTCTCGGTGCAACCGGGTGCGTCGCATGGCCTCGGATAGCTCAATGGATGCGTTGCATCATGCGTTGCATCATGCGACGCAAGAGTCGCATCATCGTCCGCACGTGCGTTAGGCTGCGTTGCATGCGTCGCTCTTGCGTCGCTTCCCATCAGTCCAGGCCGGGCGAACGCAATCCCGCCCACCACGAAAGCGGGCGCGGCGATGACGGCCACGCTCCAGGCGTAGCGGAGGGCGGGGGTCCACAGCTCCACCATGATATCGACGCCGCGCATCCTCGCGACGATGTAGGGGGCCAGGATCAGGGGGGATAACGCGAAGAGTCCCAGCGTAAAAATCAAGCTGCCCCACCAGCGCCAGTTGCGGCGGGTGCGCCCGGAGCGGGTGGTATAGGTAGGCTGGGTAGTGCGCAGGGAGTCGAGCATGTAGGCCACGGCCATGACCTCCAGGATGCCCATCGCCACGCCGCTTACCGTATTGGCGATAGAGAGCGCACCGGAGAGCCAGGCCGGGATGGTGGACACGTCCGCGGCCAGCATCGCCCCGGCCCAGCGCGGGGCGGAAACGACGACGGCCGTGAACAGCAGCCACTCGCCGAAGGTGCGGGAGGGGAGTTTGGGTTTCATGTTGTTTTTATCCCTCGATGTATTTCTGCAAGTCGATTGGTTCCTTGCGCTCCCACGCGTCGAAGATCTCCGTCCATCCGGAGTCGACCGTCCAGTACGGAGTGCCTCGCCGGTCATGCTGCGACTGGAGATAGGCCAGGATCCGGTTAGCCGTCTCGACGGTGACGATAGCGGCGTCCCAGCACCAGTTGCCCACCCAGGTGGAGTAACCCCGGATGGGGAAGGTGCGGCGACCGAGCCTCAGGGATTTCCCATCTTTCACCCAGCGGCAGACCGGCCCCCAATCCCAATAGCTGGACTCAAGCTCGATCAGGGCTTCGAACTCGCCGGGGATGCAGAATTCGACCGCCTCCACCCGCCCGGTGTGATTGCCGTTGTCGGGGTCGTTGACGCAGAGCATGAGGATGAGCGTTTTGATTTTCATGGTTTGAACTCCATACGCATCTGCTCGCG